GACTCTGGGACTGGGAAGACTAGAAGAGCCTGGCATGAGGCAGGGGATCCCTCCGAGGTCTACATCAAGAATCCCAATACTAAGTGGTGGGATGGATACAGAGGGCAGAAGAAAGTTATCATTGATGAGTTTGTTGGCCGTGTGGATATCAGTTATATCCTTACTTGGATTGATCGTTATCCTTGTAACGTTGAAGTAAAAGGTTTCTCTGTTCCTTTGGAAGCTTTGGAATTTTGGATCACTAGCAACATTAGTCCTACTGACTGGTATAAAGACATTAACGAGCAGCAGAGATGTGGCTTGCTCAGAAGAATGACCGTCACTCATTTTGATAGACAATGGAATCCTCCTCTACCTAACCCTAATGAAACAGACACTTTGAGTGATATTTTATCTTTATTGAGCGGGGAATTCTAACCCTAACCCTAATAAACCCTAACTCCCTAACCCTAATCCTAACTCCCTAACCCTAAGGGGGCGGCAAATCTGTTCTTTTTAATGCAATCTGAGTTACATTATCTGCTTCAGCAATACAATATGTATAGCTTCTGGTAACTCCATAAGTTAACTCTCCTGGTTGACTATCCGTAGATACTACTGTCTTAATAACTACAATTAATCCCTGTGTTTTATATGGTTGAACGAATCCGTCATCAATATTATCCATAGGTAACAATTCCTGTCTCTTAATCTTATATTCTCTTGGATCTCTAATCTGATATGTAAATGTTTCTCCAGTTTCAACAAAATATTTGATCTTCTTTAAAATTTTCATTCCGCATAACGAAATGGCTTGAGGGAAATTAAATGGTGTTGCTCCTCTACTTGACATAGTAAGAGTAGAAGACGTTGTGCCTGCTTGAACTGTAAATCCTGTGGACGTTCTATTGGCATTAGAAATATTAAATACTTGAGACAAATTCTTTGCCTGACTTTCTCTCCCATATCTGACATGATACACGTCTACTTCTAACTTTGAATTGCCTGTGTTAGTAAATGTAGCGTCAAACACTGCACTTCTGATATTAATTGATCCTGAATTAGAGGTGCTGGATGCAATATCTTCTAAATCTCTGTTTCCCACTTCTCCAAACAGATCTTCTCCACCGCGACCACACAATAGGAATGAACCGAAATCTTGTCCGTCGAATGCACTGGCATATCTTCCCGAGCTGTTAAACACAGCTGAAAATGTTCCAAGTTTGGCATTATTAATGTAATCAACCTTCTTTTTGAAATTTTTCCAAATCCTTTTTTTATATCTTGGCATATTTTTCTTAACATATTGAACTTTATAGTCACGCTGCTGCGTCACTCCAGGTCCACTACTTCCTCTCTTTCTTGTCGTCTTAGTATACGACCGTGATCTTTTATAGGACATTCTTGAAGCTAACGCTGATCCAATATAACTGGCAGCCTTGCCGAATGCTTTATTGTAGCTTCTCTTGCGGTTGTAAACCACCATTTTTCCGTTCCGAAGTTTTTCCGTAACCCAACATCAAAAAAATTTTCGTCCTTTTTATATATAAACCCGAGGGTCTCGGGTCTCGCCTTATAGTAAGTAATACTGGCGAGACCTTTTGAATGCCAGCAATCAAGGGACGTTATTGGCTGGCCACTCTTTCCTATGCACACTGCCCTTCACAACCAACATTGTCTGGAGACTGCGTCTACCTCAAAGGGCAACGAGAAATTGGAGAGTCTGGATACGAACACTGGCAGTTCTTGGCAGTATTCTCTAAACAAGTCACCATTGGCCAAGCAAAAGCACACTTCCACTCCACAGTCCATTTGGAATTATCGCGTTCTGACGCCGCCAACGCCTATGTCTGGAAGGAAGACACCAGAGTGCCTGACAGTCAATTTGAACTTGGACAACTCCCTAAATCACGAGCAAGAAAAGCAGACTGGGATGCAATTTATGACTCCGCTAAGGGTGGTCAATTTGACTCCATCCCAAAGGACATCCTTATCAGAAACTACTCCAGTCTCAAGCGCATCCGCGTCGACAATATGCAGCCACCAATCAGAGACAACGTTGTCGTCAATGTATTCTGGGGCGACTCTGGGACTGGGAAGACTAGAAGAGCCTGGCATGAGGCAGGGGATCCCTCCGAGGTCTACATCAAGAATCCCAATACTAAGTGGTGGGATGGATACAGAGGGCAGAAGAAAGTTATCA